TTATGGAGTAGTTGCTTTTTCTTTTATTATTGTAAACAATTTATTTAAACATGAAAACAATACAAATAAATAACAAACATTATCAAGAGTGTGATATAATTATATTAGAATCCAGTAATAATCAAAATACTGGTTTAGATTTAAATGTTCTTGGGGCATTATCTTTAGAAAGTAAAGCTTATACTTGTTATAATGCACAACATCTTTACATTTTATCAAATGATGAAATAAAAGAAGGTGTTGATTATTATCATGATTCGCATAATAATTTAATTCTTAAATCAAGTAGTAATTCTGACCATAAAGTATATGGTTATAAAAAAGTAATTGCTACTACTAATAGTTCTTTAAAAGTAATAGACCATAATAATACTTGGGATAGTTCAAATGATAAACACTTACCACAAATATCACAACAATTCATTGAACATTATATTACTGAATATAATAAAGGTAATGTAGTTAGTAAAGTATTGGTTGAAGTCGAATTAGTTAAAAATGATTGTGATTGCGGAGCTACTACTTTTGAAGGTTGTTCTCAATGTTTAGATTATAAAATTAAACTCAATCAAAACAATGAAATCTCTATTTTAATAAATCAACAAGAAACAATTGAAGAAGCTGCTAAGAATACAACAAATAAATACATAAATGAAAGAGAAAAGCAAACAGCATATCTTGAATTTATAGAAGGTGCTAAATGGCAAGCTGAAAGAAGTTATAGTAGAGAAGAAGTTATTTCTTTATTAAAAGAATACAGAAACTGTATTATAACTGTAAGAGATAAAGAAATAGAGCATACTAATCAATGGATTAAGGACAACTTAAAATAATAAAATGATGAAATTTAGTGCATCTGAACTGATAAAAAGAAGTGCATCACAACTATTGTATATTCAATTAAGGAATTTACAATGGCAAGCTACACCTAGACAAACAAAAGGTAATGAATATGCCGAAGAAATAGTAAAGAAAGAAGAAGCTAGTTCTGAAAAACGTGGTATTGTATCTATTGGTGATAATTTATTGTTTTTTTGTATTGATTTAATAAAAGACAATAAATTTGTAGAGATTAAAATGATAGAAGATGAAAATAATTATGAAGATTGGTATTTATATTCATCTATTATACAGTCTACATTTTATGCTACCTTATTAACACAAGTTAAAACTCTTGATACTCCTAAATTTCGTAAGAAAGAAGGATACAAACAAGAAATTATACTTGTACCTGATAACTTTGAATTTGAACTATGGTTTGGTAAGTATCAAAAGTATAAGATATATCCAAATCAAGAAATATTAAATCATTATATAAATAAGGCAAAACTTATAGATTCTTGCGTAGAAACTAAAGATTTTGATACTTGTAGAATATTTGATTTAAAATACAAATTTAAAGAATTTAGTATTTATAAACCCAAATATGAACCAATAAAAGAATTAGTATAAAAAACATATTGATATTACTAATACTAGTAATACTTACTAGTTGTGATGTTTATTTGCATCCAGAAATTACTGTTATAGATGATAATTGGGTAAAAAATTTATATACGCTGTTAAATGGTGGCATAGATTATCAGATAAAAAACAACAAAAAATATGCTTTAAGTATTTTGTTGATGTTACAAATGGTTTTATATCTAAACAGTCTTTTATAGAAGTATGGGAAAAAGAAAAAACAAAAAACTAAAATAATGAAAGGAGAAGAAATGATACGTTCTTTAAATAATAATACATTTAAAGAAGATACTAAGTTTAATGTAGTTAAACTTAATGATGGAAAAAAATCACCAGAAATAAAGTTTTTAGGATGCCGTACATTTAAAGAACTTAGACAAAATTTTACTGGTAAAATGCTTGTTGTTAATAAACATAGGCATAGTATGAAATTTTTAGAATTTGAAATGGTCTAAAATTATGATAGAGAAAAAAATAATTAAAAGTGAGACTTTTGAGTCTTTAGCAGAAGCCTGTTTCAATACACCTAAAGTAATAGGGGATTTATTCAGTGGTTCAAAAGGGGTCTTACCAAAGTTTCACATAGAAATGCATTATACAGGAAGAATTTCAAGAGCTAGTTGCTTTGAAGTTCGAATTGATGTATTAGACAATGTATTGCAAACTGAAAAAGATTGTGTACATTTGTGATGTAAAATTACTAACAATGAAAAACCCCAAACAAAATGGAACAAGTATTAGTATTCCCATTCGAAATGATCCTGACCCCTAGTTTAGATGGGCCAATCGAACCTCTTTGTTTCTTAGTATACTTAAACTAAGATACATTTATTACCAAACAATTTAAAATCAAACAACATGAAAAAGTTATTTCTTATTGCGATACTATTTGTATCATTTACAGTTAGTGGTCAGACACTGACTAAAATGCAGGAGACATTAAACTCCAAACAGAATAACTGCCAGATAAAATCGGGAGAAGGTCAGCCAAGTAGCTCCCCTTCTTTTATCTCGCAGCAAAACTCTATCCCTAAAATAGAAAGTATACCAGTTAACTCTACATTTAATAATGTAAGTCATACTGTAGTTAATACAAATATACAAGGATTCAGGACAGTTGAAATAAATAGAGTTACTACTCCCACACTAAACAGTAAACAGGAGCAGATAACCATTATAAAACGCTGAAGTGGTTCGCGGTTAGAAAAAGGCCACATAGAGTATAAGTAATGTTCACCAACTAACTTAGAATCTTAGAAAGCCGCTTAATGTGAAGACAGTAGCTAGGTTTATCCTAGTTACTGTTTTTTAATTTAACAGCATATTAATTTAAAAACAAATATCCACTACAAACAATAAAAATGAAACAAATATTACTACTACTGTTACTATGCATGTCAATAACAGTAAATGCACAAGAAGAATATCTCAAATCTACATTTCAAGAAACTGTAGAATATCTTAATGAAGAAGGAATACAGTATGAAACACATGATGTAAACAACAACGATAAAAAAATAATATATGATACTCCAACAGAGCGTCTAATATTATTATTTTATAATAATTTATGCGAAATAGTAATATTATCACCAGATGATAATATAGTACTACATACTTATGTAGAATTATATAATAATAGTCTAGTAGTTAAAGATGAAACTACATGGCTAGACTATAGTTTTGATGATTACATCATAAGAGTAGATTTACTACAAAGAGACGGAATTAAAAAGTATTTTGCATATACTACAACAGAATATTATGCAACAATGAAATAACAACTTAAACTAAAAACAAATGAAAAAGTTAATTTTAATGATGATTTTATCGCTTAGTACTATATTTGTACAAGCTAATCAATGTAGTGAAGAATTAAGAGATCCAATTACTATCAATGTAAATTGGTATATTACACAAGGCGGATGCGAATACAATGTTGTTGGCACAATTACCTTTTCAGGGGCAAGCACTGTTTCAGACTTTAATCTTGATTTTTATGGTTGTAGTCCAGATTGTCCAGATGGACATTGGGGTATGGGCGGAATAAGTTCTCCTTATGATAATGTGAGAAAGAGAGCAGAAGAATATGCAGGACAATTAAGTAAATAATAAAACAAAAAAACATGACAGGATTAGGAATTTTATTTTTAATAGCATTAGTTGCATTATTTATAGTACCTCTTGTTTTACCAAAAGAACTTACAATTTTTAAGTCTTTTATATTCAGTAATCAATTTAAACTAGGGTTAGGTAGTTTAGGAGTATTATTTATAATACTAGGATCGTCTACTATTTTTGCAAGAGAAGGACATAAGTATTATGTTTTAACTCCTACAGGTAATAGATCAGTTATATCAAACCCAGGAATTAAATTTGTGTTTCCTTTTAGTACAATACAAGAATGGGAAAAGTATATTGATATTAAAACAATTCCAGTAGGACAAGATGGTTTATATATAGAATCTACAGAAGGAATAGAAGGAATAATAGATATTCGCCTAAACGGCAAAGTGATCAACATGGTACAAGCACCTAGAGCAGAAATGCTCATGGCAGCCTAACCAACTAGGGGGAGCCAAGTGTAGTAACTCCCCCTATTATTTAAACAAAACACAATGAAAGAAAAAGCACTTAAATTTTTACTTGAAAAAGTACTTATTCCTTATTTATCTGTAAATGGAATATTAGCATCTTGTATTATACAATTATTTGTAATATTGTTAAAGTTATTTGACTTTATTCAGATCAATTGGTTTTTAGTTTTTTTTGTTATTTATTTATATATAGTAACACTTGTATCAACCGTAGTATTTTTAATTAATAGTATCAACCAAATAACAAAGTTTGAAGATGAATAATGTAGATCACGTATTGCTATGTTCTGGAAAAGTAAAAAACAAGTACTCACCAGTAAGTATTTGGAATCAAGGAAGGATGATTCAAGAAGGGTTACATCAACCCTACTTAGAAAAATCAGAAAAGTTTCATGCTAATAAACAAGAAAGAAGAAAAAGAGTATTTTTTAATCAACAGACTAAAGAAATAAAAGCAGCAATTAAATTAGCACTTACAGTACCTAGTACTAAAGTATTAATAGATCAAAAAATACAATTTTAATATGTGAGGGCACTCCACAATAAGAGAGTGCTATTTTAAATAGGGAGTAGAACTTAGTTTTACTCCCTTTATTTATTAACCAAATATCAAAAACAATGTCAAGAAGAAAAGTTGAATTTACACAAGCTCAAAAAGAGGCAATAGTTAGAGAATTTATGAGTATGTCTAAAACACCATTAAGTAATACTGTTATATTATATAATATAAAAGAAAGACTTAAAATGTCAATGCATTTAAATGCGTTTCTTAAAAAATTTAAAGAATTATATCCAGAGTTTAAGGGTTTGAAAGATACTTATGAAGGCAGACTCATTAATAAAGGAAGGCAACCTAATACAGTAACAATAGATAATAAGACTGTACTTTTTAATTCTACAAATGATATTAAAGAAGAACAAGTAGAAGAAGTTAAAAGAAAAAGACTTAAAAAACTTGATCCTTTAGAATCTACTATTGTAAGAATGATTCAAGTTGAAAAAGAAAAACTAAGTGATGAAATAAAATCACAATTCAAAACAAAATTAATAAACTTTGTAAATACTTTATAATGCAAATAATTTTAGTTATATTTATGTTGTATTTTCCTTCTAGTCTATTCATAATCTTTATATTACTTTCTAAACAAAGAATATATAAAGATCGTGCTAATATGTACAAGAAGAAGTACGAAGATGGAAATAAGCTCGATTATAAATTAAAGTTACTAAAACTTCTTAATATGTCCACAACAGTGAGAGATGCTAGACGTAGAAATGAAGTACAAAATATATTGCATAATAATAATATTCAATATAAAAAGACTGATAATTATATAGAGTTTTATTTTAATGATAGAGTCTATAAATACAAAAGTACAACTAATAGATTATTAGATGTACTAGAACAAATGTGGCATAGAGAAGGACTCATGATGCTATATAACATGTTTAATAAACAATAATATGAACACAGAAAAACAACAACAAGATTTAGTTGCTTCAATCAAGCACGAATTAGCAAAAGAGAATGAATTTTACAAACCGTCATCGTTTTATCATTCTGTATGGTTTCAGCCTTCATCAGGTCGCTTTTTGTTTGCCGACCAATACACAAGATATGAGGTTATTGAACCATTGATTGAAAATAAAACTTTGGTTTTTGTCGGTGCGGAAAATCATCAAGGTGAACAAATGTTGCGTTATGTGCTGTCGCAGGGTTGCCGATAACGGATGGCGGTATGGTTTAGTAAAGGCTGACAACTACCGACAAATCGAAGAAATAAACTTTAAACAGCCTTTATTAACTATACCGCTTGTTAGCGTTTCGTTTTGAGCGTTGGTGGTGAAAACAAATTTAAAATGGACTTTAAAAAACAAGTATCTGAACTAAAAATAGTAACAGTAACAAAACCGAGAGTATATTTACAATGGATTAATAGTGAAAAAGGTAGAGATAAACACGATTGTTACGAAAGGGTTGAAGACGTTTATGTCAGATATATAAATACACACAATCCATCAATGGTAATTATTCAAGGAGATAAGTTTTTTAAAGACCTTGAAGAAATGTATCAAAGTGCGTTGGCAAATGAACGCTAACGGTGGCGATTGGCGAAGGAAAAGCCTTGCACTACCGTTGAATTTCAGCACTACACTTTATGGCTTTTATTTTGCCAATTGCGTGTTATGCCTTCGTTCTTTTTCACAAATAAATTATTAACAAACAAAAAATAAAATTATGTCAGAATTAAAAACAGAACATTTAGTGTATATGTCAGATGAAATGTACACGCCAATTCACTACAAAGGAATGATTGTTAAACAACCATTTTTTGAAGGTAAAGGGAATCATTCAGTTGCTCAATTAGAGGCTATATGTGAACAATTTAAAGAGTACGTTCATCAACAACAAATTATTAAGCAAAATTGTATGAAGCATATTGTCGAATTAAAGTTCGGTGTCGAGTTTCCACAGAATGAGGCATAACGTTTTGCGTATATGAGAAGTGGCACTTGTAGAATGTTGAAATTAAGCACAAATGTTTGTGTGCCATTTCTTATATACGCTGTTAGCAGTAGTACGGATTTAAACCACAAATGCTCAATCGGAGAATTGAACCTTTTTCTTTTCTTTTTTGTGCGGTGGGTAAAATAAAAAATAAATAATGGAACGAAATATAATTTATAACGAAGATTGTAAGATTACCTTGAAAAGACTTCAAGATAAATCTATTGATGGGATAATCACATCACCACCATATAACATCAATACAGAAAGAAGCGATTGTTATTACAATAATGGATATTCTGAATTAGATGGGTTAAGTGAAAATGACTATCTTGAAGTAAGAACTAATGAATTTAAAGAATTTTCAAGAGTGATAAATGATACTGGTGTGATTTGCTACAACATATCCTATGCAAAAGAAAATCCAATTTTACCAACATTATTAGTTGCGAAAATTCATAATGAAACGGATTTAACTATTGCAGACATTATTTGTTGGAAGAAACCAAATGCAATACCTTTCCAGACTTCACCAACTAAATTAAGTAGGATTACTGAATTGATTTATGTTTTTGTAAAAAAAGAACATTTACACACATTCAAAACTAACAAAGAAGTAAGTAAGGTAAATGAAAAAACAGGGCAGAAGTTTTACAAAAACTATGTGAATTACATTGAAGCACGAAATAATGATGGATACCAATGTCAATTAAAAGCATCGTTTTCACAAGATTTAGTGAACCAACTTATAAATATTTACTTTCCAAAAGGTAGTTTGATTTATGAACCATTTACAGGAATAGGAACTACTGAATTAAGTTGTATTGAAAATGAATGTGATTATATTGGTAGCGAATTGGTAAAAGACCATTATGAAATTTCTTTAAAGAGGGTGGAAGAAAAAAGAAAAGAAAAAGATTTTAACGTAGTAACTTCATTCGGAGATGGAATGTAGTATTACTGCTAACGGTTTGCAGCTACACGCAGTAGCCGAAGCAAGGCATTGAGCGTGGCGGCTATTGCGCCAAACTGCGGTTATCGGCTGCCCTTCTTTCGGAATGATTATTAACAATTTAAACAAATAAAAAATGAACACAGAAAAACAAAAAGAAGTATATAGGAATATAACCAGATCAAAAGCAGATTACTGGTTTGACAAGGCAAAAGGAACTGATATTACAATTGCCAATATGGAAATGCAAGTTAACGACCCATACAGGAAAGAGCGTGGTGAAGTTACAGATGAACAATTAGAATTTTACAAAAAGCGTATAGAAGAACTCAAAAAAGAAAGAAAAATGTATTCTAAACGAGGTAAAGAAGTTCTAAAACAGATAGAAATGGATTTAAAAGATATCCAGTAATAAAAATCGTCTCACTAATAATAAAAACCCTATGAACAAAACAGCTATTTTAAACAATCTAAGTGATTTAGAAATGTTAAAAACCCAACCTAATATGGTTGATGTAGAAACAGTTCAAAATGTAAGAACTGATAAACCAGAAGTGGTTTTAAAATTTGAGAAGTATAAAAGAGGTATTCAAATAGGGAATAGTCCTCATTATGCAACTATAGAAGAGTTAATACGGATGCCTTCACAACTGTTACTAGGTAAATTGATAGAGTTAAATGCTTATATTAATAATCAAGAGCCTGGTTATCATAATGGAGTTTGTTTTAGGGTAACAACAAGAGATGAAATTGTATCTTTTACTTGGCAAGAAGTAAAAGATTACTTATTATATGCTATAGATAAGAAGAAGTCTACTTCTTTCTATAAAAGAATGTTTAGGGAATACGAAGTTGCACTTAAACACAAAGACGCTGATAAAATGGGCTTTTGCGCCAAACACTTGTTCTTATAAGAAGTCCTTTTATCACATTTTTAATTTTTAATTTTTAACCTTTTAATTTTTAATGTCATGAATGAAGTAAGTTATTCACAAGAGTTTAAAGCTGCTCTTAAAACAGGCAAAGTACTAGTTAGACAGATTTTTGATAATCCTAACAGTACAAAAAATCAAGCTACAATTCAATTTGTGCAAATGTTGCCAGAAGGAGTTGGGGCTACTGGAGATAGTGGTGAAATTGTTGCCGCTTTACAAGGTATACCAAATCTGAGACAAACCGTAACAAGTTTAATGTCTGTTAAAAAAGAAGTACTACAAGCAAAAGGAATTGCTTTTGGCTACTACTGCGAAGACGACAATATTCTTACTGCGGAAGAAATAGTTGGGTTTGATATTAACATACAAGTTAAGGAAGACACAGTTAAAAACTCTTTGTCTCCAAGTCAAACACCTAAGAAAAATCCTACTACGGATGAAGTGTTGACTTATCAAGGTAAGCCTATCTACAGACACACAACTGTAGTAAAAGGAGAACCTAATCACGTATTCTTACGTGCATCATCTGTAGCACCAGAAGCTGTAAGTGAAGCAGAAAGAATAATGGTTAGTACCACTAATTAAAGTAGGTTGGTTTAAGTGAGAAAAAGTAGGGAGAGAAATCTCCCTACTTTTAATAATTAAAGTAAAGAATTTAAAACGTGAAAGAACCAAAGTTAATTAAAGCTACAGGAGAAGAAGAAGAAATTATACCAGAAGACGGTTCTTTTTTTTCTTTAAAAGAGTTGTACAGTTTACTAAATTGTAGTTTAGTAGAACTAGTAAATGTAAATAGAGATTACATAATGATAGTCGATGAAGAAGGAAGACTTACTGGAAAACCAATAAATGAAAAGGCCAGTGATTTAGTAAAAGATAGATACGATTTTATAGTAGGCGATGTAATAGTTTGCCATCAAAACTATTTTAAATAATTTTATTAAAGATGAAACAATACAAACTAATTAAAGAATATCCTAATAGTCCTAAATTAGGTACTATTTTATCTGATGATATTAAAAATATACTTAATTATCCAGAGTTTTGGGAAGAAGTAATTGAAAAAGATTATGAAATATTATCTTTTATTAGAAAGGATAACTCTTCTTATAAAGGACTAATATTTAAATTAAATCCTATTACTAAATTATATAATTCTAATATTAAAGCATCAGATCGTAGATTAGAGCATTTTTTTAAAAAAGAATTTGATATTCATTCGGTAAAAAGATTATCTGATGGTGAAATATTTACTGTTGGTGATAAAGTAAATGGTTTTGATTTAGGAAGAAATGTAGATTTAACTACAATTATATTAGAAGATAATGAATTACTAATAGGACTAAGAGATTTAGGAATGTATAATATAAATAGTCTTAAACATGCTAAACAACCATTATTCAAAACTGAAGATGGTGTTGATATTTTTAAAGGACAAAAAGTATGGTATACAAATTCTACTGCTAGTAATATTTGGGATAGTAGAGCAGATGAAAAATATCATAATGGAAAAGGGTGTCTTAAATATTTTTCAACAAAAGAAGCTGCTGAAGAATATATCATACTTAATAAAACTTGCTTATCTATTAATGATATTAAAACGTATTTAAATTTTCAACGATTTGCATCTTTAGAAGATATTAAAGACATTGTAAAATCAAAATTATGAACGCATATAAATTTTATGGGAAGTGCGGGCTTATTGTAACTATGTCTATACAAAGAAAACTAGGAATAAAAAGTGAAGATATATTTAAAGAAATACAAGAAATAAATGGTGAAATTATAGTTACTAAAAATGGTAAGAAATATTCATTAGAGTTAACAGAAATTACATGATAACTAATATTTATTATAGGAATAATTATATTAATGTAAATGTAGATAAACCTCCTAAAGATTTAAGACAATTAAGAGCATTTCTATTAGCAAATAATACAAGAGATTGTTTTCTAAAATCTCAAGGAGGATACTATAAATTAGAATTAGATAATAAACTTTATTTTATATCTAGAGTGTTATATTTATTAACATTAAAAGATTGGTTAGAAATAGCAAAGAATGATAGAACAAAATAAATCATATATACTAACTAATAAAAGTACTAAAAGACAATTTATAGTTCGTATAATGAAAAAAGGACAATATACACTTAATATTAGGTGGCCTAATGGGTTTGAAAACATCAGACCTATTGAAAGTATTAAATCTGAATTTTTAATAGAAGAATTTAATCATGGCATTATTAAGACATAAAGTTATAGTAGGCATTAACGGCGGTTATTGGTCTATAGAAGAAAAAAAGTTTGGTAGTTATCATAGAGCTACAAAATTTACTACTGATGAACAGTTAAAACAACTAACTGAAGCTGATTTAGAAGAGATTGCTAAAATAATGATCTTTGAAATCAAAATGTTATATGCAGAAGCAGAGTAATCATGTATTTGTAAATATTATTAATTTAATAGATCTAAAAGAAGAAGAGTTAGATAGTTTTACTATTGCTACAGATCAAGTAGTTAAGAATATAATAATAAAACACCCAGAAGCTAAAAAGTTTCTTGAAAATAGTTGTATAGAAATGTTAGGCCCAAATAAAGAATCTGAATTTTTACTTTATACTTGGATTCATAGTCACCAAATATATGCATTTATTAAAAAATTATGATATTTCTTATAACAAAACAATTAGAGTTATTGAGTAGACCTGTTAATTCAGGTATAGCAAGTTGTGATGTAGATTATGCTCTAAAAGAGTTAAGAAAAATGACCTTTATTGCAGTGGATTCAGAAACAACGGGATTTGATCCATATGTTAATAAATTACTTTGTTTACAGTTAGGAAACAAAGAAAAACAATTTGTTATAGATACATCAGATAGGATACATATACCTATTATACAAGAGTTATTTAAAGATAATTCAAAAACCTTTTTATTTCATAATGCTGCATTTGACCTTAGATTTCTCTTTCCTTACTTTCCAATCAACATAATATGTACTTTTCTTAATGAAAAGATAATAAATAGGGGATTAGATTTTGAAAGAGCGTCTTTGGCAGATGTAGCTTATAAATACTTAAAGATAGTTTTAGATAAAACTGTTCGTGGTAGTATTCATAGAGAAGGACTAACTACAAGAGTAATAAGATATGCAGCAGATGATATAAAATATCTTGAAGATATTATGGTATTTCAAAATAATAAGCTTCAAGAAAAAGGACTGTTAAATTATGCTAGATTGGAAAACAGATTTGTTTTGCCATTGGCATATACTGCATATAATGGTATGCCATTTAATAAAGAAAAATGGAAAGAAAAATGTAATGAAGATACAGAAGAACTTTCAAAAGCTGTAGATGCTTTAAATATTTTTGTAATAGAAAATTTTGATAACCCTACTTTTGTATCTAAACAATTAGATTTGTTTGCAACAAAACAAGCTACTTGTAATATAAAATGGTCTTCTGATTTGCAAGTTAAAAAACTATTAGATTATATGGGATATGATTTAAGAATAGAAGAAAAAGGAAAATCTAAGATTAGCATAGATCAAAAACATATAGAAAAGTTTAAAGGTACTTCCCCTATTATTGATTTATATATAGATTATAGTAAAAAAGCTAAGTTAAATAGTACTTATGGAAATAATTTCTTTAGTTTTATAAACAAAGAAACACAAAGAGTACATACAGTGTATACTCAAATAATGAATACTGGTAGAATTTCTTCTGGCAAGGTTAATAAGAAGAAAAATATGAATTATCCTAATCTACAAAATATACCATCTGATTCAAGACATAGAAGTTGTTTTGAAGTAAAAGGAGATAATATATTAGTAGTAGGAGATTATTCAGGACAAGAACAAATTATATTAGCTAATGCTTCTTTAGAACCTAATCTATTAAAATTTTATGATGATAATTTAGGAGATATGCATAGTTATGTTGCTTCTAAAATATTTCCATACTTAGCAGATATAGATTTAAAAGTAATTAAAGAAAAATACAAAGATGAAAGGCAGAAAGCTAAAGCTGCTGGCTTTGCTATTAACTATGGTGGAGTAGGCATGACTATTGCTAGAAATATGAATATTTCTGTAGAAGAAGGTAATAAAATATACGAAGAATACTTTAAAGCCTTTCCAAAACTAAAAGCCTATTTTAATAAAGTAATCAATGAGACTTTGAAAAATGGTTATATTACTATAAATACAATAACCAATAGTAAAACATATTTAGATAGATATGAGCATTTTCTAGAACTTCAAAGTGATATAAAACAAGAAGGATTTTGGGAAAAGTATAGAAAAGAAAAAGAAAAAAGTAGTTTTGAATTTGTTCAAGTTTTAAAACCATTAGTAAGAAATTATTTCATTACTAAAGGACAAATAGAAAGAGATAGCTTAAACTATCCTATTCAAGGTACTGCTGCTGAAATGACAAAGATAGCTGCTATATATTTTATGGAATGGATTATAAAAAATAATTATTTTGGAATAGTTAAATTAATAAACCTAGTACATGATGAAATAGTAGTAGAATGTCCAGAAGAATTAGCTGAAACAGTAAAAGATAAATTAAAAGAAGATATGGAAAGAGCAGGAGCTTTATTTTGTAAAAGAGTTCCAATTAAAGCTAATCCAGTAATAACTAAATTTTGGTATCACTAATGGAAGAACAATTAATAACATTTGAAACAGCTAAATTAGCTAAACAAAAAGGATTTAATGAACTAGTATTTTTTTTTATGAAATAAGTACTGATGTTAGGCCAACAAATGAAAATTGTCCACAATATAATATAGATAATGGACAAGATTATGAAGGTTGGTCGTACTACAATAACGATACAGATAAATTTTCAATTTCTGCACCCACACAATCATTACTTCAAAAATGGTTGAGAGAAAAACATAATATAATAGCTCATGCAAATCCTATGGATTGTGAAGGAGAACTTTATTATATATATGAAATAGTTATAATAGCTTTTGAAGAAAAGAAACTTAAATATGAAGTTATCAGTAAAGTAAATGATGCTTTTGATTATTCAGAACAACAGATTGAAGGTAATTATTTAAACAATGAGAAATTTAAAGAACATCTAGTACTTTATTCTGGTGGAAAAGCTTACGAAGAAGCATTAGAGAAAGGACTATTTGAAGCACTTAAATTAATTAAATTATGATAATAGCAATTTCAGGAAAAATAGGATCAGGAAAAGATACTATAGGAAAAATAATACAATATTGTATTTGTATGTCTAATTTATTAAAAGAAGATCCTGAATTTAATTGGGAAAAAGAATATGATACAACAGCATATACAGAAAAAGATTTTAATGAATGGTTATATTGTGGATATAGTGAACATGAATTTAATGATTGGCAAGTTAAAAAATTTGCATCTAAACTTAAACAAATTGTATCTATACTTACAGGAATACCTGTTGAAGATTTAGAAGAACAAGAAGTTAAAGATAGAGTATTAGGAAAAGAATGGGAAAGAATGAGTTTGATAAATACCCAATTAGTAAGTATTATGTTACAAAAATGGTATTGGACTGATCTAGAAGCTTACAGTTTTGAGTATGATGTTAAACCTAGACAACCAATACTAAAATCTGAAATATTTACAGTTCGTAAATTACTTCAAGAAATAGTTACAGATGGAATTAGAGAAGTTATTCATGCTGATATATGGGTTAATGCTTTATTTGCTGATTATAAAGATATCCCTTATCAAGAAGGTACAACTCCTGAAAATCTTAGATGGGTACACGATGAAAATTATCCTAATTGGATTATTACTGATATGAGATTTCCTAATGAATTAAAAGCTGTTAAAGATAGGGGTGGTATTACTATTAGAGTTAATAGACCTATTAAAGAAAATCAAGATAATACTTTAGCATTTATAAATAAAACAGATGTATTTCACCCTTCTGAAACAGCACTTGATAATGCTGAATTTGATTATGCAATAGAAAATAATGAAACAATAGATGAACTTATACAAAAAGTAAAAACAATTTTAACAAAAGAAAAAATAATATGGTGAATTTTAATCCTAATAGAATAGCAACAAAACTAGAAGCAGAAAACGAACCATTAGAAGCAGTAACTTATTTATTTAATGAGTTACAGAATTATGGTTTAAAAGAACAAAATAAAGCTTTGTTTCGTTTAAGAGAAATGCTTCTTAATCAAAGAAAAGAAATGATAGCAAGTAATCAACTTAATATGGAGGCTTTAGAAGCATCTATTAAAGAAATAGAATAATAAGTATGAAACATGTGGATTATAAAGCAATAGTATGGATGAGACTACATTTAACAGATGAAGCAGATTTAGATCAAATTAAACATTTGTTGGAAAATACACAAGACCCAGACACTATAATTGATCCAGAATTAGGATTTGATTGGTTTGAAGTAATACTAGAAACAGAAGAATTTGTACCAGTAGAAGATAATGATGGGCAATCTACAATAGAATTATACCAAGATGGTAATTTAATTTATACTAATAAAACAAATGATGGATAATATAAGCGAGATAAAATCGAGAATACAGGGGGAATGTGCTGATGCTTGGTTTGCAAATAATTTCAAAGGTACTTTTGAATTAGCTACTGGTGTAGGTAAAACATTTGCTGCATTAACTAGTACTCTAAGATACTATAACTATATAAAAGAAAATAGTACTGAGCTAAATGATAGAAAATTGAAACTATTAATATTAGCTGAAGTAAAGCAAAGAGAAAAAACTATAATGTTGGATATAAATAAGTATAATACAATACACGGTATTTACTTTGAAGACTTTATAGAAGTAGAATTTGCTTGTTATCAATCTGCATATAAATGGGAAAACAGACACTTTGATATAGTTGTAGCAGATGAAATACATGATTCACTTAGTATGGAATACAGCAAATTTTATACTAATAATACCTACAATGGTATAATTGGATTAAGTGCTACAATTGATAGATTAGCTAAAGTAGGAGAAGCAGATGAAAGTAATATAACTAAAGGAATGTTAATTGATGCTATTGCTCCTGTAGTCTATAAATTAAAGCAATCTAAAGCAGTTGAATATGGAATTATAGCTCCTTTTGAGCTAATTGTATATTTTGAACAGTTAGATGATGTAGTTAAATATGTAGCAGCAGGAAGTAAAAAGAAACCTTTTACACAAACTGAAAGAGCAGCATATGATTATTATGATAGTCAATTTAAAAGGGCATTGTTTATACAAGATCCTAAAATAAAAGACTTTCAGATAATGAATACTACTAGAAGAAGGGCTAATGTTTTATTTAAGAAAAGATCTAAAATAACTGTTTGTAGAGATATATTAGAACAATTCAAGAATAAAAGAACATTAGTTTTTGGCAATGATTTAGATAGTCTATTACAGATTACTCCTAATGTTGTGTGTTCTAGATATACAGATAAAGAAAATAAGAAGATAGAAGAAGATTTTAATAATGGACTAAGTAACACTATAGGAAGTTTTAAACAACTTAAACAAGGTGCTAATTTATCTAATATTAATTTTGCTATTTTACATTCTTATTACTCCAAACAAAAAGATTTTATTCAAAGAGTAGGAAGAATAATAAGAGCAGAAGAAGGAAAAACATCTTTAGTAATAGCATTATGTACTAGTGGAACACAAGAAGAAAGTTGGTTAAATAAAATGACTCAACATTCTGACATTACTCCTACTTTTGTATATGGATTTGAAAATCTAATAGCAATTTTAAAAGAAAAACTATGAAAATACTCATTGATAGTGAAACATTAAAATTAACAGGATTAACTCCTACTGAGTATTACATACTTGCAAATCTTATTAACGGAGTAGTTACTTATGATTTTTATGAGACATTAGTTAAAAAAGGATATTTAATAAGAGAAACTCCAACTAGTAAACCAATACTTACTGAAAAGAGTTGGATTCTATTTGATAAATCTCCTGAAACTGAGTTCTCTAAATTTGTAGAAAAATATAGAGATATATTCAATGTTAAATTTGGAGCAATAGGTGATGATACACTATGTAATAATAGAATGATTAAGTTTTTCCATAAGTATTCAGAGTTTTCAGATAAAGAACTTATACTAAATGCTACTAAATTATATGTAGCAGAGCAGAGTAAATCTAATTATAAGTACTTAATACAAGCAGATAATTTTATATTAAAAAACGATAATGGAGTTGAAGTTAGTAAACTTGCTACTTATTGCAAACAATGTAAAAAATCTTCTTTTAATGTTTCTGGAAACACAGACGAATTAGGAACTATAAATGTATGAAAAAATGAACAAGCAACAAACTTTAGATACTATACTAATAACCAAAACAGTAAGAGAAATAAGATATGCTAAAGACTTACTAGTTAATGAAATAAAACAATCAATAGTAGACTTTGAACAAAGTACTGGTTTATTAGTACAAGAGATAGAAGTTACTAGTATGCTAGAAAGAATAGAAGTAAAAGTTAAAACTTCTCAGATTATATGAATAAAGATAGTGGTAGTCTTTTTAACATTGTTTTAGATCAAATAAAAGCAAATCAAATTAGGAGAAGGGAAGGAAAGATAATAGCTATTCCTTTCCCTTTTCCTAGATTTTCTGTTTATACACCAGGAATACAAAAAGGTAGGTATATAATAGTGACGGCTAATAGTAAAGTAGGTAAATCTAAGATAACTGATTTTGTATTTGTTTATAATCCAATAGACTTTATTATAAACAATCCAGAAGCAGGGCTAGATATTAAAACAGATTATTTTTCTTTAGAGATAAGTAAATTTGAGAAAATAAAACAATATGTTTCTTTTAAGCTATTTGTGAAATTTGGTATTATATTAAGTGAAGAAGAAATAGATAGTATTTATAATAGATACATATTGGAAGATGATGTTTTAAAAAAGATAGAATCATTAGATTTAGAAGTAATAGAATTTGAAAAGAGAGTTAATTTTATAGATACTATAAGGAATCCTTTTGGTATTTATAAACATGTGATGGATTATCATGAAAAGAATGGAGTGTATTTAGACAGAGATAGTAAAGTAATACCATTAGAACAAATTAAAAATTCGGATAAAGAGATAAGTCGTCAGGCTCAATCTCATATCCATGTTTACAAAGCAAATAACGAAAATCTTTTTTATCAAGTTATAACAGATCACGTAGCTCTGTTACAACAAGAAGATAAAGATACTGACCAGAGACAAACAATAGGTAGATTTAGTTCTAATTATTGTATTAAAATGAGAGATAGATGGGCAAGCATTGTTATCAATGTACAACAGCAGGCTGCACAACAAGAAGGTGCAGATGCTATTAAATTATCTATGACTAAACCAAGTGCAAATGGATTAGGCATAAATAAAAATACACAACAAGATTGTGATATGATATTAGGATTATATGCTCCTATTAGATATCAAAAATTAGATTACAAAGGATATAATTTAGCACATGAAGGGTTACAAATGTTACCTTTATATGACAATCATAGAGAATTTTTTACAATACTAAATAGAAGGGGCGGAGCAGCAGCTAGTACACAATTGTTTTTCTTAGGACAAAGTTGTTTTTTTAAAGAATTACCATATCCAAATGACAATGCAAATATGATAAAGGTTAATGACCTTATTAGACAGGCTCGATTAGTAAAAGAGCATAGTTCTAAAGAGATAGATGTAGAAGAAGATCAACAAACACAATTATTTGAAGAATAAATGGGCTACTCAGCACTAATAGTAGGAGAATCAGGTAGTGGTAAATCCACTAGTTTACAGTCTATGGTAACAGATAGAAATGATGCATTTATTATAAATGTATTTGATAAAGAGTTACCTTTTAGAAATAAGATAAAGAAAATTATACTTCAAAGACCTGATGGGTTGGAGAATGAAAATATACCAGATGCAAAAATATACGGAAAAATACTAGAAGCAGTAAAAGGAAATGAAGATGCAAGAATACTAGTTAGTGAAGATTCTGTAATTATTAAGAACTTTATTGAATATATAAATAAAGAAAGACCAGAGATAAAAAAAATAGTCATAGATGATTGGCAATATGCTTCTGCTAGTTATTATATGAAAAAAGCAAACGCTAAAGGATATGATAAATTTACGAAGATGGCCAAAGATATTTGGGATGTCGGGCGTTCAGCTAAAGGACTACGAGAAGATTTAATAATTTATTTATTTTCTCACCTTGAAGAATTTAGAGATTCAGACAATATAAGACGTGTAAAGGCCAAAACATTGGGAAAAATGGTGGATAATGCTATTACCTTGGAGGGAATGTTTACAACTGTTTTGTACGCTGAAACGGAAATTACAAGCGAAAAAAAGGTGCGTCATTACTTTAGAACCGTAACTTCGGGGTATGATACATGCAAAAGTCCTGTTGGAATGTTCGACAATGAAAAAATTCCAAATAATTTGCAGCTAGTTGATGATAGTATCAGAAAATTTTATTACCTTAGCAGTGTGAATCACGAACCACAACAAACTGATTCCATTAAACCTAAAAATTAACAAAATGTCAGAACAAAAATTTCAAGTTTCAGCCAAAAAAATCCTTTCACTATTAGATGAAGGATATGTACGCTTAACTAAACAAGAAGCAGAAGAAGGATCAGGAAAAAGCATCCAAAGCTGGTTAAAAGAACAAAGTAACGGTGCAATTAAAACTGCTGCTGATGTAAAGGCAATCTTTGAACACCCACAACTTAAAGGTAAGAAAACTAAAGGTTATACCCGTAAGATGACTGGGAGTAAAAAAGAAGCTGCTTTCGTTCTTATAGACGATGTTGAACCAGAAGTTGTTACTAATGCAGAAGCAGAAGTTGTAGCCAGTGTAAGTTCTACAATGACAGCAGATAGCTTTTTGTAAATCACCAACCAAATAAAGAACTGACTAGTTAATTCTAGTCAGTTTTTTTATACTCTTTAAAATCGTAAAATTAAACTAAAAACAAGAAAAAATGGCAGTAGAAGGATCAAGTAATGATAGTATCTCTAGAAAAAGATTCGTAGGAACAGAGAATTTTTGTGTAGATGTAGTTAATCCTACAACTTTAGAAAAAGCAAATTCTTATGGATATAACTTTAAAGAAGCTCCTAAATATGTAGAGGAAAGAGAATCAGATGGTACTAAATATCTAAGTTGTAGAATAGACTTTTATCTTAATAACAGACCTGCGGAAGGAGAAGAAAAGATAACTGTTATACATTCTATATATATAGAGAATAGAGCAGTAGTTACTAAAGATGGTAGCAAAAATCAATATACAAATGAGTATGGTCAGTTTGCTTATCTTGAAGACCCACAAAATTTACCAGAAAATATGTCATGGTTTAAAACTGATGGTGTAAGAAAGGCAGCAAAGGGAGAAGAAGCATTAGTAGAATTTATTAGAAGTTTTGCTAATGTAAATAAGAATCAAAAATGTTATTTAGAAACTATTCCTAATTTCTTTAAAGGAGAGTTTAAAGAACTAAATGATATAGTAGCTGACTATCCAAATAACAAAGTTAAAATTAACTTAGTTATTAAAAGAGTAACAGACCCAGAGAAAAATACAGAAAATTTCTATCAGTCTACTTTCCGTAAGGTAGAAAGACCATATAGTAAAGACATGCAGTATATGAAAAAGGCAATAGAAGAATATCAAGAAAATTCTCCTAGTTCAAGCAATATTATATTTGCAGAATATCCATACATACTTAAAGAATTTACTGGAGTAGAACCTACAATAACTGCAACTAATATAGAAGCACCATTTGGAGGAACAACAGGAGCAGCATCAGCATGGTAAAATGATTGATTCTCAAAGAAACATATCATTAGAAGAAATTCTTAGTGTAGTTTCCGAAGAAGAAATATTTAAATACTATACTGGTTTATCTCCTAATGAGCAGCATCGCTCTCCTTTAAGAGATTACATTTTAATAAACGGGGTAAAGAACACAGACTTTACCCCGTCTTTTATTTATGGAAATAAATATGGGAAATGGCGATTTAGAGACTTTGGATTAGGAATAGGTGGAGATTGTGTAGAGTATGTTAAAATAAAATTCTCTTTAAATTATCCATCTGCACTTAATAAAATAGCAGATGATTTTAACATAATACAAACTAATACTATCACTACTGCTCCTGTCCAAGAGAGTACTATAAAAGATACTAAAATAGAAGTTAGGATAATATCATGGAACAAACATAATTTAAAATATTGGTATGATTATGGTATAAGTAAGCAAACTTTACAATACTATAATGTACACCCTATTTCACATTATTGGATAAATGGAAGAAGATTTGTTACGGAGTCTTCTTATTGTTATTTATTAGACAATAATGTTATAAAAATACTCAATTTAAACAATAAAAAATTCAAATGGGTAGGAAATTTTAAGTCTGGTACGTTTGAAGGGTACTCGCAAATACCTGAAAAAAATGAGTTATTAATAATAACCAAGAGTCTCAAAGATGTTATGGTTTTATATGAACTAGGCTATGTGTCAATAGCACCGACTACCGAGACTTACCAAATCCCCCCGTCTTTTTTATCTCGCTTGCAAACTAAGTTTAGAAATATCATATTCTTTTATGATAATGATATAGCAGGGTTACGAGAAATGGACAAGTATAAAGACTATCCATATATATTTATCCCATTTAATGTAAAAGATATCTCTGATTATTCTAAAAATAGAGGTATATTAGAAGCACAAGAATTAATGAAGTGGTTACTTCATAAAACCTAAAAAAAAATAAAAATCATGGCAAATTACAAGCAAGTAAAGATCGTGGACACTACTTTAGGATCACCTAGAGACTTTTTTGATGTACAAGCAAATACATTAGCTGAATTTAAAGCAAAAATAACAGGATTAGATCAACAAATAACCTTTAATAATAAGGCTATAGTTGTTAAAGGTTTGAATCATACTTTAGAATTAGATGATGCAGTTATGCCTGATACAGAAAATTTAATTCTTTTAGTAATGACTAGAGTAATTAAAGGAGCTGCTAAGAAGAAACAAGAAGTTGATTTAAATTCTCTTTCTTCTAATGAATTAAAAGAATTGGCTAAAGAAAAAAAGCTAACTGGCTATAGTAAAATGAATAAAGCTGATTTGATTGCACTATTATCTGGTGAATCAGAAAAAGCTACATCAGAACCTATAGCAAACACTAAAAATGTTAAAATAAAAGCAGAAAAAGTATCTAATGTTAAAGCAACAGAAGATACTGATAATAATGTAAGAGAAGAACTTCTTAGAATATTAGGAGAAGTAAGAACAAAACTTATGCCTATTTTAGGAATAGTAAGAGAAGATACATCTAAAGAAGTTTTAGCATCTTTAGATAAATTGGAGAATACTATAAAAGGGAATAAAGTAATTATTGCTAATTATCGAAATCTTTTGTTCAATATGGAACAAAAAGCATCTGAACTAATTGCAGAAGCTAAAGAGATCGAAAACAAAATCATAGTTACTGTTCGTAGATAATTTAATTAAGTGGTGTAGTGTAATAGCTACACCACTTTAATTTTTTAATAGTTATTAAATGGAACCATTAAAATCTTTAACTGACATACATACTGAATTTAAAATAAAATACCCTAATTTAGTAAAACTATTATTTCCTAATCATGGTAAAAAAGGAAATAGAATAGTATCAGAGTTTCTTCATAAAAAAGAACATTCAACAAAAATATATAATATTATTGAAAGTGGCTGTATACAATTAAAAAGAGTTTTTACATGGGAGGGTAAATATTCTTATGAATCTTGTTTTATAAATAATAATGATACAGTTAATCAAAAAAATAAAATAGACTTAACTTTAGAATTAGAATATGAAGCGGGATATATTTTAAAAAAGATAGAAAGACATAGACTAAGTAATATATCTAGAATAAAAAGAACAATTTCTGCTTTTGTATTAGAGCTTTCTAAAATATACGAATGTGAAATCAAAGAATCAGAATTAAGAGATACTATTGCAGTAATCGTTAATTTTAATACAAAACATAAAGTAACACATACTTGTGGATTGTATACTTATATATATAATTATTCTTTTTGTTTTACTGTTGATGATTTCTTTAATATTAGTGTCTATTTTATTCCTAGAGTTTCTATAAATGGTATAAAACAAGGACATATAAGAATCGGAGGTACTCCATGTTTAGGAGGAAATCCAGCTTTAACTAGTTTTGCTCCCAACTTATTATTATATATGCAAGAAAAAGATAATAGTTATATTGATCTTTTAATTTCTTATGTTATACAATTTGAATTATTTTTATCGGAAGAAAATGATGATGCTTATGATCACAACATGAAAAAAACATACAAAAGTAGAATTGAAACTATAAAAGAAGTAGCGTATCAAAATAAATATAAATTTGAAGAGTTGTTTATAAAACTATATGGAAT